GCCTTCGAGGATCGCGCGGACCATCGGCCCCGAGAAGAGAATCGGGCGTTCTTTGATGCTCATGCCTTGAACTCCGGACCGTTGACGATGAGGACTTCGGGCGCGGCCTTGGGGCGGGCGCCTCGACCGTTCTGCGCGTGGAGGTGTTTCTGACGCGTCTTGTCGATGAAGGTCCAGCCGTCGTAGAGCTCGCGATAGCGATCGCAGTCGTACGCGCTGACGACGATGCGGGCCCGCTTGTACGCTCGCAGCTCTGCGGCAAGCCGCGCATGGTCATCGCCGAGGAACAGACCGGTGCCGTGCTTGAACTCGTGCAGATATCGACCGCCGCCGCCGCCCTTGCTCCCGGCCTCGCTCGCGACGTTGCTCCTGGTCTCCGCGGCGTAAGGCGGATCGGCGTAGATAGCAGTTGCCGCGTCGTCCTCGAAACGATCGATGATGCTGAAGGCGTCGCGACGGAGGATGACGACGTTCTGAAGTCGCTGGTGCCAGGCGGGGAGGGACTCCGCCGCGTTGCGGAACCGCACCGTCGGCGAGCCGCCGCTCTTCGTCCAGCGCACCGCGATCTGATAATCGACGCGCTCGGTTCCCGCCGTGCCGTTGCGGCCCATCCAGCACGCGAGGAAATACCAGTACGCCCTGTGCATGCAGACCTCAACCGGCACATGGGTTTGCTCGAGGTATGTCCTGGCTTCGTGAAGGATCGACTCGCAGACGACGACGCGAATGAGCCGGTCGTACAGAGCCTCGGCGAGGTCGGGATGCTGGATCACGCGTGCGAGGTTGATGATGTCGCCGTGCAGGTCGTTCACCGTCTCCTTCTGCGACGGCGGCTTGGCGAAGATGATCGAAAGCCCGCCGGCGAACGGCTCGAAGTACTGGGTGTGCTTGCCCAACTGCTGGACGATGTCCGGCGCGAGCGTGCGCTTCCCGCCGAACCACGGCGCGAGGGCTCCGATCTTGGGCGCTGCGGTGGTGCTCATGGCTTGCGTCCATCCTCGATGCGCGCCATTTCTTCTTCGAGAAGTTCGGCGAGTTGCTTGTATCCACCCTTGGCCTTGCAATCGCGGCACGGGCAGTGCGCGGCGTGTGGTGACGCCTCCCAGCACGTCCTGCACAGATGAACGCCTTCGACGTCGATGCGACGTGACATCTCGCCGCACGCCTCACACGGCGGTCGGCCTCCGCAATCTGCGCAGGCGTACAGACCGCCAGGAGTCCTCCACTTCGTCAGCTCGCCGCACTGCCAGCAGCGCGTCGGGAGCAGCCGAACTATGAGCCAGCCGAGAAGGACGACGAACACGATGAAGGCGAGGACGATTGCTGGATGCATGATGATCTCCTGAAACCCCACGCGCCAGCTTTCGCATAGCGGTGGGGAACCGGGTGTGGACGGCACCGGATTGCCGCTCTGACCCGCGTCGTGTGGTCCCGTCAGAGTGACGGGCGCGGGCCTCCACTTTTCTCGTTACGACACCGACGCCCCGGCCAGGTCCTTCTCCGTCATCGCGGCACGCTGCTTGCGCCGGAACTTCTTCAGCGTCGCGTGAATCTCATCGCTGCTCGCCTGCCCGACGCCCTCGACCTCGGTGTATTGGTTGCCGTGCTGCTCACCGAACTCGATCAGCTTGCCGATGGTGCCGAGTTCCGCCTTGTACAGATGGCGCGTGATGCGGTCGGGTAGTTCGAGCTCCTGAATGTCGGAATCGATTGTCGCCGGCGTGGCACCGTTGCCCACGTAACCGTCGCTCTTCGCCCTGGACTCGCTGTTGGGCTCTCGTCCCTTCGCATCTCCCACGGGCAACGTCTGCTGGTCGGGATCATCCTCGTCTTCTTCCTTCGCGGGCGGCTTCGAGAAGAGTTCGGATTCGGTCGGATCTCCCGCGTGCAAGTCCTCGTCGTTGAGATCACCTTCCGCGAAGGCCAACTTGCCCTGGTTCGCGTCGTCGATCGTCGCGTCCATCTTGTCGCACAGCATCTTGAAGTGATCACGCACGAACTTGAGGCCGAAATACGTCACGACCAGGTCGTTGCGAGTCAGCAGGATCTCCACCTTCTTCTCGGGAATCCCAGCATCGACCATCTTCTTCTTCATGCCACTCGTGCTGAGCGCACCGAGTTCGCGGAGACGGCCTTCGAGCTCCTTCCGCTGACGGATCAACTCCGCCTCTCGCGCGGTGTCGTTCTCCTTGGCCGCGCGGATCGCCGTGAGCCGGCCCTGAACCTTGTCGTTCCACTTGATCTTGTCGGACTTCGCCATCTGTGGTCCCTTTCGTGCTGATGTGTGTGATCGCGCGAACGCTCGCGCGTGTTGTGTGGTCAGGCTCGCTTCCCTTCCTGTGCCGCCGTCTTTCGGAAACTCGGCCAGTCGCAGACGACGACGATGCCAGAGCCGACGATCCGGTCCCACGCGCTCGCGCCCAGGTGGGCCTCGAACGCATCGACCGTCAGGTTCGCGATCATGACCGTCGCGAGCATGTTGGAGTAACGAGTGTCGATGACGTGGGTGAGGAGGCGATCCTCCCACGCTGTTCCGCCGCGCTCGTGGACTTCATCGATCACCAGGAGTTGCGGGTGCGTGTAGCGGCGGAGAACCTCGTGCTCGCTCTCCTTCCCCGTGTGCATCGGCGAACGCAGGTCGATGAAGAAGTCCAGCGCCTTCGTATACCGCGCGACTCGACGCCTCACGATCGCCTCGGCAATGGCCTCGCAGGCGATTCGAGTCTTGCCCGATCCGCGCGTGCCGCACATCACGACCAACCCGCCCCGCTCAACCTCGTCGAACACCACGGATCGCTTGCGCATCCAGGCCGCGTGTCTCTCGTCGTTCTCCGGTTCAGCGGCGACGCGAAACCGGGCGGGAACGCCCGCGCGAACGAGGGTGCTCTCGATCGTCGGCGCCGGAGCGGGCGGTGGCTCTCTATGCAACACGGACGCCTCCAGTTCCATTGGGCTCGGGATACTCGTTGCGAGCGCGGTCCGATCGTCGCGACTCTGCTGCCTCGTGCGTCGTTGTTCCGCGCTTCGTCGCGCCAGCAGATACGCCCGCGCCTCCGCTCGACTGATCTCGGCCATTGCCACGCTCCTTCCAGTTCGCCTCGTTCTCGTCGTAGCATTGACCCTTTAGCCACTTGTCCGGCGCGAGGATGAAGGCGCTGCCCTTCTTCGCAACGGCGTACGCCCTGATCCGTTCTCCGAGCCACGCCAGCGCCTCGCGCCAGGAGATGTCATCTCTCTCGGCGATGAGGTTGACAGCTATGGATGCCGCGTCGTACGCGAACGCCGGACGCGACGGCCAGTTCGGGTAGTGCTTCAGGGCGTGTTCGAGCTCGCTGTTTGGGATGCGGTCGATTGCCGCGTCCAGATCCGCACGCATCGCGTTTTCGTCCATCGCAGGTAAGTAGGAATTACTCTTCTGTTTTGTCCTGTCCTGTCCTGTCCTGTTAGTGTTTTGCGCGCGCGCGCGCGGTGACGTTGCTGCGTCGCTATGTTGAGGTAAAACGGACGTTGCGCCGACGTTGTTTGGGGGGTCCGCCGTCGCTGGTTGGACGTTGCGAGGACGTTGCGCGGTCGGGGTTTCCGTCTCCGGCATCGCTGTCGCGTCGTTGGATGTGGTTTGGTTCTCGCAGGCGACGACTTCAAGCCAGCCGATCTCCTGGTCGGTGAGGATCTGAATGGCGTCGTTGATCGCTTCTTCAGACATCCGCGTGCGGACGGCGAGCCTGCGAACGGTAAACGGGCCCTTCTCGTCAGACAGGACGCCGCGGACGGGGCAGCGGGCAGCGACCAGGACGAGCGCCCAGAACACGCCGTAGGCCGCGATGCCGCGATCGCTCGCAACCAACCCCTGATAGGCCTCAGAGTTCCTCGTAAGGTCAAAGGGGAGGAAGCGCAGCCGACCGACCTGCCGAGAACGGAAGTCCTCGAACACGTCGTTCCACTGTTTGATGCGATACGTCGTCATCGAAGGGCACGCCAGCGCTCTCGCGCGTTCGTGCCAAGTTGCGGGCCAGGGAGTCGAACCCTGCTGATCGTGGTTATGAGCCACGCCTCTGCTCACCGGCCGAGTCGCCCGCATTTCTGAAAGCCACTGGCGCGATCGGAGGTCAGCGCCAGCAGCGAGGGGTGAGAATCCCGCGTCGCCGGCTTCAACCGGCGGGCGAGACGCGGCGTAGTTCGGTCACGCCGCGGTGGTGTTCAACTGATGCAGCCCGTGCGAACCCGCTTGCCCCGCGTGATGATCCACGGACGCCAATACTGCCAGAAGGACGCAACAGACCCGCGACGATGCAACTCAGCCCACGCCGCCCGTTCACGCGAATACGCGCTCACCCCCTTCGCGCCCAGCGCGACAGAACATCCAAGGAGAACTGCGAACATCGACATTCGGAAACGGCGATTCATGGGACTCCTTTCGTGGAACGGGGGTGCGAGAACGGGTCAGACTCTGAAAAAGACCAGGCGTGTTTCCGCCCGCCTGGTCCGGAGGAGAGAGCTCGGTGCAAACCACCTCTGAGAGCACCGAGCGAGACAAGATCACTTCCGACGTGAGCCGGGTGCCTTGCCACCACGACCACTGCGATCGACGGTGCCAACCGGGGAAGGCGCCGCCGGCAGTAGAGAATCCGGAACGGTCATTTGGTCCGCAATGTCGTCCATCAAATCAGGAGCGGAGCCCGCATCGCCCTGGTCGTTCGCCTGCTCAGCGGAAGCGGGGGCCGGTGTGGTCTGAGCGTGCGGGGTTGGGGTCTCTTCAAGGTCATGGCGATCCGAGGCGTCGTGATCGGCCGCGTTCTTCCGCGCGGCTTCGATCTGCTCGACGTACGCCGCGTCGTCAAGTTCAGCGGCGGACTCATCGGCCTTCTGCGTGATCTTCGCCGCGAGCGCCGACGTTCCTCCCTGGGTGCGGGCCGGAGACGTTGCGATGTTGTCAACGGCCTTGCGGTGCTGGACTTCATCATCGATGTACTCGCTGCCGATCTCTTCGGGATACGCGAGGCGGAGCGCGGCAGCCTCCGCACACTTGTCGAGTTGGCCGAAGGGCCGCGTCTGCCACATGTCGTTGGGAACGTCGCTCTTGCCCATCGTCGCGTAGCTTTCGAGCCAGAACACTTTGGGTCCGACAAACTCGCAGCGGACGCCCTGGACGATCCGGTAGACGGTGACCTGCGCCCACTCGGGGAAAGCGACCTTCGCCTTTCGCTCGTTGTTCCCGACCATCCCGGAGAACTCTTTCGTGATCACGGGGCCAAAGACCGTGTCGGCCTTGCCCGCGTACTGCCCGGTGCGGTGCGCCGTCGTCCGAAGTTCCGCGATGCCGGGCCAAACGGTCTCAACTTCTTTTCCAAGCTTCGAGTTCCAGATGGGCACAATGTGCACCACCCGCTTGAAGATGTCGAGGTTGCGGGCCTTGCAGTAGGCGATCGCGAGCGCCACGCCTTCGATGGTCTTGGCGCTGGGGAAGGTCGATTCCACGAGCACCTTCCAGCCGGATCGGTCGATGCCGAACTTCTCGCCGATGGCGGGGTGATACGGGATCCGCGACGGCGCGATCACGGGGAGGTTGTCCTTTGGCTTGGTGGCAACGGCATTAGACACGTGCGGTCTCCTTCTTCGCGGCCTTGTCGAGCAATCTGCGTGAGCCAGGCCGCGTCACGAGGAACGCTCGCCACAGATCGGGGTGTTGAGCCTTGAACGCCTCGGTGTCGAAGCGCTCGGAGTCTCTGGATTGGAAGTGGGTGGCAACGAGCGTGCCGTCACCGATGCGGGCTTCGTCTGCGCCCATCATCTCGGCGAGCAGCTTGGCGCATGCCAGGTCCTCGGCCTTCTCGGCATCGAGGCGGGCGCGCCGCGCCTTCGACCAATCGAGGTAGGTTGCCTCGGTGATGACCTGCGAGACGCCCGCCCTTCGGAGGATGCGTGCGGCGATGTCGGGCGAGACTTCGCCGACATCGGGCATCACATCGGCCTGGACGTGCTTCCGCCAGAACTCTCCCGCACGTTCCTCGATCGCTTCGGCAAGCACCGAGTTGAAATCAACGCGCGAGAGCGTGAAGTGGATGCCGAACTTGTGAAGCATCCGCGCGACGTACGCGATGCGAGAGCCTGAGCAGATCATCTGCGCCGTCACCTGGAAGAGGACGCGCTCTGGGATGCCGACTCCGGTCCCATCGTTCGATGGATCGCCCCAGTCGCCTTCGATCTGCGAGTTCTTCGCCTCGACGATGGGCGAGCCGCGCTCGATCTTGTTGACCATGCCGTCCAGGTTGGCGAACATGATCCCGTTGTTCGCGTGGAAAGTCTCCGTGGGACGGAGGACGGGGCAACCGAGCTCCTCGCCGGCGGCGTCAAGGATGACGGGCTCGAACTTGTCGCCCCAGCGCGTCGCTTCGCTGCCGTCGAATCCATCTGCGCGGCCTGTCTTTTCAAGCCACAGGTCCTTCGGTGCGTAGATGAGGCGGTAGATGTCGCTTGCGCCGAGTCCTTTCTTGCGGGCTGCGCGTTGGGCTGGGGTGATCAAAGGTCACCGCCTTCGAGACCAGTTGCAATTTGATCGAGCCGGACGCTCAACGCCCTGCATGCGTTGTAAACCTGCTCACCCGTCGCGAGCGTCTTGAAGGTGGGAATCTGCATCGCTTCGAGTTGAGCCTTGAACGCTCGAACCTTCTCTGCGTCAGGAGCCCGATCAGCCCTCCGTTTCGCCTTTGCCTCGTCCGCAAGCCTCTTCGCCTCGGCGCGTTTGCGATCAGCGTCATCGCGCTCGAGCTTCTCGCGGGCCTCGCGCTCTTCACGGAGCTTGTGATCAGCCTCGGCGCGGGCCTTCTTCGCCTCGTCCTCTCGCTGCTCGTTCTCCCGGCGGAGACGATCGTTCTCGGCCTTCAACCGCAGGCGCTCGGCTTCGCGTGCGGCTTCATCGGCCTTGCGCTTCTCTTCCGCTTCGCGTGCGGCCCGCTCCCGCGCTTCGGCGGCAAGCCTGGAATCTTCGAGCAGCCGAGCGAACGCGGCCTCTTCCATTCCGGCCAAGTCGATGCACGTGGTGTCAACTCCGTAGGGAGCCAACCGCATCACGCGTTCGGCCCGAACCCTCGATCGTCGCTCTTGCTCAAGGCGCTCTGCGATGGTCTCCATCTCGAGCAGCTTCGCTTCGGCTGGCTCGGCAATCTGCGTGATGACCTTCGCCACCTTGTCGATCGCCTGCCCGCGCCGCAGCGAATCTTCCTTCAGCGACTTGCGTCGCTTCTCGGAGGCGATGCGGACTTCGCGGAGTTGAAGCCGCATGTCCCGCGCCTTCTTGATCTCGTCTTTCTGGCTCGGGTCCGTGACGTTGATGGCCTTCGCGTCAACGCTCAGCTTCCACGCGCTGCTGAAGTCGGGGAGGAAGGCTTCGATGAGTTCCTGACGCGCGGGTCCGACTAGGCCCGCTTCGTCTGCGACACGCGCCAGCTGTGATTCTGCGGACGTTGGTTCAACTGTGGCTTGCAATGGGCACCTCCTGATCGGGCTTGCAAATGACGATGCGGCCGTGGCGGTCGAACACGAGTCCGACGCGGGCCAGCTTTTCAATAAGGGGTTTGGGGGCTTCGCGGCGGTCGCTCGTGCGGATCGGAGAGCGACCACGCACGCGAGACGGCTCGGCGGATTGGAGAGAGACGACTTCGGGATTGGGGAAGGTCAAGGCGCACCTCCCGGAGTGAGAAGGTTCGCGGGCGGTACGAACATCGATCCTCCGCCGCTCCCGCCTCCAGCGTCCGCCCAAACGAAGGGCTTCATTTCCAGAGCCCAGGCACGGATGGAGAGGTTCGACGAGTTCGTCGCCTTCGCCCACGCGTCTTGCATCGCTCGTGCCGATTCGACGACGAGGTTGGCGATTCGGATCGCTTCAACGTCTTTGAAATCGCTGCGTAGGAGGTGGTTCATGCCGTCACCGCCTTCGATTCGCGTGCGGAGAGCATGGCGTCGGCCTGCTCATACGCCTTACGGGCGATCTCTTCGAACGAAACAAAGGGCTTCTCGGGTAGAGTGATGATGGCCTGCATGGCCTTCGCCGCGAAGTAGTCGCGCAGGGTCATGCCGTGCCCCGTAAGTTCGTAGTGCGTCACCTTCGCCCCTTGGCCCGTGATCGCAGCGTCGTAGTCGTCGTGCCTTTCTCCAGTCTGAAGCTTGGTATACTTCATTGCCGGGAACGCCGGCCCGCCGTCGTTGCTGTTGCTCATCGTCCACCCCCGATCACATCGCGGGGTGAGATGTCCTGGCGGTAGTCGCCCTGCTTCAAGCTGACGAGAGGTGCAGAGCGAGCATCGGAAACGTCCTCGGGCGAGGCCAGAGCGCCGAGCAGGCGAGCGTCACCGCGTGGGTTACGGCCATTCAAGACCTCGCCGCGCTCCGAAAGCTCTCCGCGCTCGAAGCGGTTGAACTGTGCGTCTTGCGTTTGGCCGATCGCGTACTCGACCCCGAGAACGTACGCGCCGCTCAGTTCCTTCAGCCACTTCTCAGCAACCGACTTCGGACCGAAGAAAACGGGACGGCCCGTCTTCGTCTCCGTCACGCGAAACGTGCCGGAACCGAACGCCGAAATCTCATAGGGTGCCCTTTGGGCTGGCTTCGTCGCTCCGCTTTCCATCGACCGCTCCGATCTGGAGCCGCCGTATCAGCCGAGCCTGGGCCTCGATGACGCGGTTCTGCGCGTCCGCAAGGTCCTGAAATGCCCCGATCAAATCGGGGTGCTTCTCATCGAAATCGGGGTAGGCAGATTTGAACTGCTCACCGCGTTTTCGATCGCTCAGCCGAGGCGGAGGCCCCGGTAGTGCATTCCAACACAAAGGAGAACCGCCCGCCAAGGGTTCGGGTTGACCTTGGACTGCCACGTCTGCGGGGCCGAGTTGGCCTGGGGCGGACGGTTCTCGATTTTGCTGAAATGCTGGTTCACTGGTCAACCTATTCGCAATCGTGGCGGGAACATCTTCGGCTCCGAGACCCCCCGAAGTCAAATCCAACGTGGGAGATTTCCCACAATTCGGCCCCGACTTCCCCCCCTTCTGCCTACCCCGATTTCCCGTAAACTCCGACGGCAGCAAGGGTTGCATGAGCCATACCGACCTTCCAAGAATTTCATGATTCCTGTCCGTGTACACCCCGTTCGTCATCGCGGGCGTCGCGTGGCTCATCGTGCTCGCCCGTTCCGCGTCCGAAAACCGCCTCGCGCCCGCCAACCACGTCGTGCTGAAGTGCCTCAGCGAGTTCCGGGCGAACGTCGGCGCTCCCGGCGCGGCCTTCTTCACCAAGCCAGCCTTCTTCACATCGCGATCAAACCCGTCTCCCTTGGGAACGCACTCAAACACATATCTGTGTTGACCGACCTTCTTCCCGCCTCCGTTCTCGATGTGAGTCTTCAACCTCTCCGCGCACTCCCTCGTGAGCCACACGTGCGATTCCTCGCCCGCCTTCAGAATCTCTGCCGGCAACTCCAGCCATGCGCACCCACGTCCGAACTTGATGTGATGTACTTCGAGTTTCTTCAGCGTGCCAATGCGACATCCCGCCGACGCCGCCACGAGATAGACCAACCACCGATCTTTCTTCCGCCAATCCGAAGCCGCCGCGACGATCAACCTCACCACCTCATCGATGGTCGGCACGTATCGAGCGCGGCGCTTCTTCACGCGGGCACGCGGAACCAGGTCAACCGGGTTCGATTCAATCTCGCCCCGCTTCACGCAGAACGCACAGAACTGGTTGATGTATCCACGGATGTCGTTGCGATAGCGAGGACCGTTCCCCTTCGCCTTTCGACGCTCCAGGTATTCGCCGATCGACGCCGCCGTGATCTGACCAGGCCACACCCAGCCCATCGCCTGGACGGCTTCACGAACACCGCCCACAAGATCATCGATCCATCCATCCGTGGTCTCTCTCAAACGCTCCATTGCCTCGAACTCCGTCAGCAATTGCAGAACGGTCGAGCCAGCAGGATCAATGCGGACTGAGCGCGCGGACATAACTTCCGCCGCTCCCGACGTGGCAAGGGAGGGTGGCATACTGCCCGAGCCTACATCATTCTCAGCCTTGCAAGAAGGTCAACCAGCAAAGCATGGTGCATCTCACCGAGAAGCCCGTCGAGCTTGCACGCCGCGCCATGGAGTATTCCTCTCTGCCGGGTGACAACGTCCTCGATCTCTTCGGCGGCTCAGGATCGACACTCATCGCGGCGGACACCTGCGGCCGCAACGCCTTCCTCATGGAACTCGACCCGCTCTACTGCGATGTGATCGTTCAACGCTGGGAAAAGCTCACTGGCAAGAAGGCAACGCGAGAGCACGCCTCGTCGTAGACTTCTCGCGCTCACTCCCGCGGACCACGCGTGGAAGAAGAAGCCATGGCCACTCGCACGACCCCGATCACCAGCCTCAATACCGGCGTTGAAATGACCCTCGATGCGGCCGACCTGACCGGCCAGTTGGTGCGAAACACCGACGGCGTGATGCTCATCGTCACCACCGGCGGCACCACGACCAACGTCACCGTCACCGTTAACAACAAGGCGAGGCCTGCCGAGGGAAGCTTCCCGCGCGTCACTCTCACCGACACCGTCATCGCCGTCGGTGCGAACAAGACGGTGTTCATCGGACCGTTCCCACCCGCGTACAACGACGCCAACGGCGATCTCAACATCGCCTTCTCCGCCGTCACCAACGTCAAGATCGGGGCTGTCAAGCCAGGTGCCTGATGCCAACGAGACCTCTCCGTCTCTGCGCTCATGGTGGATGCAACGCCAAGTGCGCCGGCGTCTATTGCGACCGACACGCACGGGATCACAAGCCCGGTTGGTCGAACGAGAAGCCGTCGGCGCACAAGCGTGGCTATGGCTCGGTCTGGCGGCGACTCAGGACGATGGTCCTAGCCCGTGACCCCGTGTGCACCATGTGCCATCGGGAGCCGTCCACGCATGCCGATCACATCGTTCCCAAGGTCGCAGGCGGCGAGGACTCGCTCGAGAACTGTCGCGGCACGTGCGCTCGGTGCAACGCACGGAAGTCATTGCAGGACAGGATGATGAAGCGACATGCCACGGGGTGACGCAAGCCCAACGCCTGCGTTCCCAGGATCGCGTAGC